CACGCGTTATGGTTGCAAAGGCTGTCAAGGCTACTAACAACGAAGGTGCATCTGAGGCTTACGGCTTTGCTTTCGGCAAGGGCGCACTCCTTACTCATGTGGCTCCAAACCCAGGACTTCTTACACCTTCAGCGGGTTACACATTCGCTTGGACAGGTGTTTCAGGTGGTCTCGGACAGACAATCGGTACTTCACAGTTCCGTATGGAGTCAATCAAGTCAGACCGCATCGAAGCGGAAATGGCTTTTGATAACAAGGTAATCGGTTCAGACCTCGGTTACTTCTGGAACACAATCGTTGCTTAATTAAGTTGAGTGAAGGGGAGGGTCTGAACAGGCTCTCCCCTTCTTTCTTAGAAAAGGAAAATAAATGCCTCAAGTAAATCGTATTTCTCGCGGTGAAGTTTCAGTTGGTGCTATTCAAGGTTCAACTGGCGATATGGTGTATGGACTAGATTTTGGTACAGCATCAGTAGACCCTGCTTCAATCCCAACAGTAACTCGCGGTTCAGTTACTTTCACTCTTACAGGTGCTAAGACAACTGACATCATTATCGTAAACCCACCAGCAGACCTAAATGATGATTTGATTTTCTGTGGAGCGGCTATTTCAGCGGCGGACACAGTTTCAATTTATCTTTACAATCCAACTGGTTCAGCAATCAATGACACAGCCCGTACATTCTCTTATGTATGGATTGATATGACTGCGTAATATGAACGCACAAATTCTAAAAAATATGGTGGTTGATGGTCGCCTATTGCAATCTGGAGACATCATTGATGTCAAGGGATGGAAACACGCAAAGGCTCTAAACCGAAGTCGCTATATTAAGATTCTTGATGAAATAGTAAAGCCAAAGGTAGAGGCAAAAGCCGAGCCAGAGGTTGCAGTTGAAAAACCAAAGGCGAAGAAAGCAGTCGCCTCCAAGTAATTCAAAGGGGGTGATTCAGTAAAATGAGTCACCCTCTTTTTTTCTAAGGGAGCATCATGGCAATTACACACGAACGCGTATCAGTAGGCACAACAGCCACACAAATTTCGTCTAACTATGCAGGTAAAGATGGTCAGACTGTTTCAGTTCAGAACCCAGCGGCGGGCGCTACCGTCTACATTGGCGGAGAAGGCGTAACAACAACATCTTATGGATTCGCTCTTGCTGGCGGAACCGATATGGCAGTTGAAATGCAAGATGGTGAAAAACTTTACGGCGTGGTTGCTTCAAGCACACAGACCGTAAATGTACTTCGTCAAGGCGCTTAAATCATGGCACTACCAGCATCTCTTTCAACCGTAACGGTTGCTGGTACCTATGTGGATTTACTAGGCAACCCAGTTCGAGGCTCAATCACTATTGAACCTCAGACTATCTTGAAAGAAAAGACCTTGAATGTCCACATCATGCCAGTTCACATTGTTAAGACTTTAGATGCGACTGGCTCTTTTACAACCACTTTGCCAGTTACTAGCGATACAGATGTAACGCCTCAACCTTTTGTTTATACAATAGTTGAAAACTTTACCTCTGGTCGTACATTTCAGATTGCTCTACCTCTCTCAGTTGCAGGTACCACTCAGAACCTTGCAGACCTGCTTACAGCACTTTCTCAAGCAGATGCCACCGCTTATGTATCCGTGGATGCTTACCAAGGTCTATTGACCCGCTACAACAATGCAAGCGGTAGGAGAGAGATTGTGGTCAATGCCTCAACATACGAGAGCAATGCTCTTGCCTACGCAACAGAGGCTTCAAACTCAGCGAGTGCAGTCGCCAATTTTACGAGTAATCAGTTGATGATGATGGGGGTCTAAGATGGCTGAACCGTATGTACCTATAGCCGAATACACGGCTTCAAACGCTCTTTTGACTGAGTTGGAAGTGGCTACAAATGCCGCCGCGACTAATGCAACCTCTCTTTCAACGGCTACTGCAAGCGCTCTCACTTCAAGGAATACAGCAAATTCCTATGTGGCTGAAAAATTTGATTTGTTCTTTTTGGTTGGTGCTTAATGGCTCTTGGTCCAAATTTAACCACGGTTACAATTACAGGTAGTTATGTAGATTTTGAAGGCAACCCAATTCAGGGTCAGATTCGCTTTAGTATTTCTGAGGTTTTGCGTAACGGTACCGATGACCAAATGGTTGCTCCATCTAGCGTGGTCGTGCCTCTAAACGCATCAGGCTCTTTCTCAGTTGCTATCCCTGCGACCAATGACCCAGATGTAGTTCCAAATCCTTTTCTTTATACCGTTGAGGAGTCATTTCCTAATGGGCGTTCTTACACAATTAGCATCCCTTACACCACCACAGGGTCGCTAGATTTAGCAGATATTAGCCCAGACCCAGCCTTATCTGAAAGTTATGTAGCGGCTGTAGACCTAACTTCTTGGAATACCCTTGAGTCCAACATTACTGCTCTGGATGCCTTGATTGACCAAGCGGCAGATAAGTTCCCTGCCTCTGGTCAGTATTGGTACATTGATTCTGCCTATTCAACATACACAGCACTAGATACAGCCTTTGCTACATACACCGCTCTCACCGCGGCGACATATAACATCTCAGGAACAGACATCACATCATTCGTAACCTCGGCGCAGGGTTACGCTTCTTCGGCATCAGCAAGCGCTACGACAGCCCAAAATAACTCGGCTGGTACCATTAGTCCATTATTACTCATCGGAGGATAACCGCATGGCAACTACTTACAAGGTTCTTGGGCAAGTAAACCCATCAGCCACAACCGCCACGACTCTTTACACCTGCCCTGCTTCTACTCAGACGGTTATCTCAACCATCACCATCTGTAATCAGGCTGGCACAAGTGGCACATATCGAATTGCAGTTCGCCCAAATGGAGCGACTTTAGCAACTGAACATTATGTTGTTTACGATGCAACTATTCAAGCAAATACAACCACGGCTTATACCCTAGGGCTTACAATTGATGCTTCAGATGTGATAACAGTCTACGCATCATCTACAAGTTTCTCTTTTAACGCATACGGAAGTGAGATAGCATAATATGGCAATCACCACCAATGGTGGCGCAGGAGTCACCGCAGATGCAGTTGCAACGCTTACCAATAAGACTCTCACATCCCCAGTAATCAGCAATGCAACTTTTACGGGTCAGCAAAGCGGATTAGAGATTGCTTTCAACCAATCTATTGTTTTTGAAGGAACTACAGCGGATGCGTTTGAAACAACTCTAAGCGCTGGAGACCCAACGGCTGACCGCACAATTACTTTGCCAGATGCCACAACAACTTTGGTTGGTACTGATACAACTCAAACATTAACAAACAAAACTCTTACAAGCCCAACTTTAACAACTCCTGCTCTTGGAACTCCAGCATCAGGAACTCTCACAAATACAACTGGTTTGCCGATTACTGGTCTAGTTGCTTCAACTTCCGCCGCTTTGGGAGTTGGTACTGTTGAGTTAGGTCATGCTACAGATACAACAATTTCCAGAGTTTCAGCAGGTGTTGTTGCGGTTGAAGGCGTAAATATTGTTACAACTTCTTCAACAGATACCCTCACAAACAAAACTCTTACAAGCCCAACAATTAACAACGCTGTTTCTTCATATCCAATTCTAAAATCTCCAGAAGAAAGACTAACTGTATCTGCAACAGCGGCTACTGGAACAGTAAACTTTGATACAAATACCCAAGGCGTTCTTTATTACACAACAAACGCTTCAGGTAACTGGACTCTTAATGTGCGCGGAGATGGCTCAACTACACTAAATAACTCCTTAACAACAGGCGATTCAATCACTATTGTTTTCTTGGTTACACAAGGTTCAACTGCCTACTACTCAAACGCTTTCACAATTGACGGTACTTCAGTTACTCCTAAGTACATTTCAGGAACAGCATTTAGCGCAGGAAACGCATCTTCAATTGATTCGTATGTCTACACCATTATCAAGACAGGAAGCGCTACCTTTACGGTACTAGCCTCACAAACTAAGTTCGCGTAAGGGAGACGGCTCATGCCAATTATTGCTACCCGTGCTTCTGCGGCTTATGGTGCTGGATTCGCGGCTATAACTGCGGCTCCCTATCTTGGTCCATTTGGGTCCTACGACGCTTTAGCATCCGTAACTGTTCCTAGTGGTGGTCTATCAAGTATTACTTTTTCTGGTATTCCGACTGGTTACAAGCATTTAGAGTTAAGAATTCTTTCAAAAACAGACCGAGCAACTTTTGGTGAGGATTTAATTTGGGGAAGATTTAACAGCGATACTGCTGCTAACTATGGTTATCATTATCTAAATGGAGATGGCGCATCGGCAACTGCGGGCGCTTCTTCATCAAATAGTTCAGGCTTTTATGCAGGAGAAAGTGGGGCTGGTGGAACTACAGGTTTTGGCGCGACTATTTTAACGATACTGGATTACGCAAATACTTCTAAAAATAAAACTACAAGAACTTTAACGGGTATTGATTTCAATGGAACTGTTGCAGGTTATGGCGGACAAATTACTTTAACATCTGGATTGTGGCGCTCTACTTCCGCAATTACATCAATCAATCTAAGACCCAATGCTGGAACGCAATATATTCAACATTCATCATTTGCACTTTACGGAGTAAAATAATGGCTACCAATACTTATGTAGCACTTAATAAAGTTACAATAAGTGGTACATCTACAAACACAGTTACCTTTAATTCTATTCCTTCAACATATACTGATTTGATTATAGTAGGAAACTTAGGCTCGGAAACTACAAACGCATTTCCTTATTTGCAGTTTAATGGAGATACTGGTTCTAATTATTCCTTTACACAATTATACGGAAATGGTAGTACGGCGTATTCATCAAGAGTAACCAGTACCGCACAGTTACTTAATTCAGATATATCAGTTAAACAGGGTGCTGTAAACTCTAATGTAATTTACCAAATTATGAACTACGCAAATACAACAACCTATAAAACATCTTTATCAAGACAGAATACTAATGATGCAGCCGACTACAATGGCTCGCTTGCCGCCGTTGGTTTATGGCGAAATACGGCGGCAATTACCAGCATATCAATTAAATTGATTAGAGGTGGAACAAGTTACAATTTTTCTAATGGTTCTACATTCTCGCTGTATGGAATCCGCGCAGAAGGCGTAAGCCCTGCACCTAAAGCAACAGGCGGAGCAATTTATTCTGACTCTACTTATTACTATCACGCCTTTGCGGCTTCTGGAACATTTACTCCAACTCAATCACTTACTGCTGACATTTTAGTTATTGCTGGCGGAGGTCCTGGTGGTGGTCAAAATGCTGGTGGCGGTGGAGCAGGTGGTCTTTTAACTTTTACTTCGCAATCTCTGACTGCACAAAATTACACTTGCACAGTTGGTGCTGGTGGAACTTCAACCTATACGGGTACTCATACTAATGGTGGTGATTCACAATTTGGAGGACTTACTCTTGTAAAAGGTGGCGGTGCTGGTGGTTACTTTACTGGCGGTAGTTCAGGAACTGCACAGACTGGTGGTTCAGGCGGTGGTGCTGCTGGTATTCCAAACAATAACTTAAGCGGTGGCTCTCCTACATCTGGTCAAGGTAACTCTGGTGGTAGCACAACTACTGCTATAAATAGTTACGCAGGTGGTGGCGGTGGTGGTGCAGGAGCGGCTGGCAGTAATCCACCTGCAAGCGAGGTTGGAGGTGCTGGTGGCGCTGGAGCAACCTCGGCTTTATTAAATGCTATGGGTGCTGCAACTGGAACAGGTCAACTATCTAGCAGTAATTATTATTACGCTGGAGGCGGTGGTGGTGGCGGAAATACAACTAATGGTTCTGGTGGTCTTGGCGGTGGCGGAAACGCTGCTGCAACTGCACCAATTGCAGGAACCGCAAATACAGGCGGTGGAGGCGGTGCTGCTCGTGGTGCTGCTGCGGGTGGTTCAGGTGGCAGCGGCATTGTTATTGTTAGATACTTAAAGGCATAAGGGGATAAACAAATGGCAGAAAATTATGTTCTCTTAGAGACTATTGAATTATCTCAATCAGCCGCATCTGTAACTTTTGATAACATTCCGCAGACTGGTTATACCGATTTGAAGGTTGTAATCAGTAGCAGACAAACCGCAACAAACAGCGGCAATGGATACTATTACGATGTAACTTTTAACGGCACTAGCGCAAACAGAAGCGGCAGATACTTATTAAACCTTGATGGCTCTGTATCTAGTAGCACTTACACATTGTGGGGATTATCAAATCCAAGCGACTTTACGGCTAATACCTTTTCTAATTGTGAACTCTATGTTCCGAACTACACAAGTTCAAGTTTTAAGTCTGCTTCGCTTGACTCTACAAATGAGAACAATGCAACTAGCATAAGACAAGTATTAGCAACTGGACTGTGGAGCGACACTTCCGCAATTAACTCAATCACTCTAACCCCTGGTGGTGGCTCATTTGCCCAATACTCAACCTTTAGTCTCTATGGAATAGCAGCCCTTGGAACAACTCCAGTAACCGCTCCATTTGCATCAGGTGGAAACATCGTTGCTAATGATGGTACTTACTGGTATCACGCGTTCTTGAGTTCAGGAACATTTACTCCACTCAAGGCTTTGAGTTGTGAATACCTAGTAATTGCAGGTGGAGCATCTGGTGGTGCGGCTGACGGTGCTGGTAGCGGCGGCGCGGGTGGCGGCGGCGCGGGTGGTCTGCTAACAAGCATTGGTGGCTCACCTCTTTCAGTAACAGCCCAAAATTATGCAGTCACGGTAGGTGCTGGTGGTGCTGGAGTTGCAAACTCTCAAGGTACTAACGGAAGTAATTCAGTCTTTTCATCAATAACCTCAACAGGCGGCGGTGGTGGTGGTCGTGGTTCAGTAACCGCTGGAAACCGAACTGGTTCTAATGGTGGCTCAGGCGGTGGTGGTGGTTACACGGGTGGAGTAGGTGGTTCTGCTTCTCCATCTGGTCAAGGTAACGCTGGTGGAAATAGCACATCAGGCAATGGCGGTGGCGGTGGTGGCGGTGCAGGTGGTACTGGCGGTAACGCAACTTTAGTTAGCACTACACACTTCGGTGGAACTGGTGGAAATGGATATAGTTCTGCATCAGCGTGGGCTACTGCAACTAATACTGGCGTAAGCGGTGTTTACGCTGGCGGCGGCGGTGGAGGTTCTAACTCTGCTGGCGCTGGCGGAACTGGTGGCGGTGGAACTGGTGGAACTAATGCTCCGTCAAACGCAACACCCGCAATTGCAAACACAGGCTCAGGCGGTGGTGGAATGTACGACCTCGGAACAGGCGGTAATGGCGGCTCTGGTCTTGTTATTATTCGTTACACAATGGTATAAAGGAGAAAAAATATGTCACATTGGGCAGAAATAGATGAGAACAACATTGTTCTCCGTGTACTCGTTGGGAATAACAGCGAGCCAGATGAAGGCGAAGCCTTTATGAACAGTCTTGGTGGTACTTGGGTCAAGACCTCATATAATGGAAACATCCGTAAGAATTATGCTGGTATTGGTTTTTCTTATGATGAAGGGCGCGATGCGTTCATTGCACCAAAACCAGAGTGTCACCCAGATAAGGTAACCTTGGATGAGGAAACTTGCAGATGGTCTTGTCCAGATGCTTCCCATGTAATCATTATTAAAGGAGAAGAATAATGTCAGATGTACCTAAGAAACTTGTTGTTGATGTAGCCAATGGCACATCTCAATACATTGATTTAACACCTGCCGAGATTGCTCAGCGCGACCAAGATGCGGCTGCGGCGGTTGAAGCAGAGGCGACTCGTCAGGCTGAAGCAGAAGCAAAAGAGGCTCTAAAGGTATCTGCAAAAGCAAAATTAGTTGCTGGCGAGCCTTTGACAGCCGAAGAAGCCGCAGTTCTCGTAATCTAATTATTATCCAATAGGAGTATAAAATGGCAGGTACAACAAGCAAAGGATTTCGTTATCCTTCGGCTGGAGATAACCCTGCCATCCATACCGATATTCAGAATTTGGCTACAGATGTAGATACAAAGTTTGATAGTTATGCAACCCTGTCAGGAGCAATTTTTACTGGAAATATTCAAGTTCCAACTGAAGTAAATTTTGAGGGTTCGACAGATAATGGTTTTGAAACTACTTTAACTGTAGTAGACCCAACGGCTGACCGCGTAATTACATTACCAAATGCAACAACCACGGTAGTTGGTACTGATGTAGCACAGACTCTTACTAATAAAACTTTGACCTCTCCAACCATCAATGGTGGAACAATTACCAGTTCAACTATTACTAGCGGAACCCTAGGCAATGCGCTTGCGGCTGGAACTTACAAAATTACTGGTCTTGGAGATGCTTCAGAAGCAGTAGATACAGATGCTGTCAATGTCAAGCAAACATTGAATCTTGCTAGAACCACAATGTTACTGCTCGGCGGTATGTAATGACTTTTACTTATTCAGGAGACCCAAGTACCTCCACTCGAAATTATGTTCGTTTTCTTCTAAACGATGTTACATCAACAGATGCTCTTTTCTCAGACGAAGAAATCAATTATGTTATTACTGAATGGTCAGGCGATGCTTATGAAGCGGCGCGTGAGTTGGCTGAAATTCTTATCGCTCGCTTTGCCCGTTTAGCCGATAGCACTTCAAAGAGCGTAGGAGATATTTCTGTATCAGAATCTTACAGTTCAAAGATTACACATTACAAAGAGTTGGCTAATAGTTTATTACTTCGTAAGATGCGTAAATCTCCTCCTCGCCCATGGGCTAAAGCAGATGCTCTTAAGTCCACAGACGACAAGACAACTACTGATTACAACACAGACTTTGTAGTTGGCTCAATGGACAATCCAAACTCTTACTACGAAACACGCATCGTAGAGTAGGGGGATAGCCATGGCAGATGCTATCTACGACAAAGTTGCTGAGTTTATGACCGATACCGTGGTATTCACGGCTAAGAGCGCAGTTGATAAGTACAACAAGGCTACCTTTGCTGGTGCTGAAGTTACTGCTACTGGTCGCCTAATCTACGACACAGTTCGAACACGCGATGTCCAAGGAATTGAAGTAACAGACATTGGGCGCTTTATTACTAGAGGTCCACGGACAACTATCACCACATCTCACAGAATGGTTGTGGGCGCAGATACCTTTACTATCAATGGAGTAGACAATATCGCGGATGAAAATGGAGCGCATCACACAGTCATACGCTTCGGGCGATAACTATGGCTCAGACCTTTACCTTTGAGTTGGAAGGCGCTCAGGAACTCCGCAATATGCTGGAAGTCTCTGGTCGAGATGCTGGCAAGATAGTCGGTCAAGTAATCCTTGAAGAAGCCAACATGATTTTTGCTAGAGCGATGATTTTGACTCCTATAGACACAGGCGCTTTGCGTGGCTCAGGCGGAGTTTCAGCGCCTATGAACACGCCTTCAGGTATTGGAGTTGATATTTTCTTTGGCGGTCCAGCCGCTCCATACGCCATGTATGTCCATGAGATATTAGGCAACTATCACAATGCACCGACACAGGCTAAATATCTGGAGCAACCTTTCATGGAGAGATTGCCAGCAATTCAAGCAAATATGGCTCGGCGTATCATTGACCTTATTAGAAAGAACGGAGCAGTCTGATGGCAACAATCCTTGAATCTATAGGTGACTACCTACAGAACACTTCAAGCGCTTTTGGCGCTCATGCTTCTCAAGGCACCCTTGGCACAAACTTATTTTTAGCCACATTGCCAGAGTCTCCAGATGTCTGCACAGCCGTCTATGAAAACGCTGGCTCACCTCCAGCCTTCACTATGGGTACGGGCGGAATAGTTATTGACTACCCAATGATTCAAATTATTTCCCGCGCTGGTAAAGATGATTACCCAACGGCGCGAGATAAAATTGAGGCGATTCGAAACTTGCTTGCATCCGTAACTGATGTCACAATTTCTGGTGTCACGATTTTGCGTATAGAGCCAATGGGTAGTGTAAATCCATTGGGGATAGACCCAAAACAAAGACCACTATTATCGGCGAATTTCCGATGTCTAGTGAGGAAATAACCACGGAGCCAACGGCTCCCCCAGAGAGAGTGGTAGACCCGTATGGCAGAAACGCAACGACAGACGAGTTCCAAAGGTGCTGGAAATGCGACAGACTCCTCTTTGAGTCGGCAACGCGCCCATGGTCTATCCGATGTCCAAGGTGTAAGTCAAAAAATAAGTCTGGATGATTTCACCTCTAAGTTAGACTCGCTCAATGGAAAAAAGACCTTGCCTGGGCATGAGTGCGCGATGGGTAAATTGATGAGGGAGTTGCCTGAATCTTTCTCATCAAAACTAATGGAAACTCTTATGAACCCATCAGTTGAAGGAACCGCAATAACAAAGGTTCTGGCTGATTTTGGGTTCGAGATGAGTTCGAATGTAGTTCGCCGTCACCGCCGTAGGTTGCAAGGCTTAGACGGATGCAAGTGTGAAAAATGAACCTAGATGATGCTCTTGAGAACTTATTAAAAACAACAGAAAACAATACAACTCAACCTATGGAGTCGCGCAAAAGAAGCGCTGAGTGGACTCCTGGGGTTTCGTGGGATGGCAATGAAGGATTAGTTACTACCGAACCAATGGAGGGTGATGCTCACCCAGATTGGTCAGGAGTTCTCCGTCTCTGGGGTCTTGACCCTGATAACTTCGCTGTTGTCGAGCCTGTTCTTTTCAATGTCTGGGGCAACACCGAAGGTGCGCTTAACCGCCAATGGAAAGGCAGGGTCGTTCGTAAAGGGGCTAAAGAACGCGCCGATATAGACCACTTGATTCAAGAGATACGAAAGCATAAGCCCAGAGAAAGAAAGCCACTTATTGAAGGTAGCGCCAGTTTAGTTGTAGTTGCGGCGGATTGGCAAGTTGGTAAGAAAGATGGAGATGGACTTAAAGGATTAGTTGGTCGTTGGCTCCAAGCCATTGACGATGTTGAAGCGCGATACAAAGAATTGAAAAAGATGGGCAGACCTATCGAATCCATAACTGTCCTTTGCCTCGGTGATTTAGTTGAAGGTTGTGATGGACATTATGACATCCAGACTTTTACGGTGGAAGTTGATAGACGAGACCAAGTAAAAATTGCTCGCCGTCTACTGCGAGATGCCCTAATCCGCTGGTCTAAGTTCGCTCCTGAAATCACAGTTGCGGCAATTGGTGGAAATCATGGCGAGAACCGTAAGAACGGAAAAGCCTTTACTACTCTCAATGACAATGACGATGTAGCCCTAGTTGAGTCCGTGGCTGAAATCTTCCAAGCAAACCCAGAAGCCTACGGTCATATTAAGTTCGCTATTCCAACAGATTCCCTATCGCTAACAGTTGAAGTAGGAACAAAAATTATTGGAATTACTCACGGGCATCTGGCTCGCGCTGGAGCGGGAGTTGAAGCCAAACTGCGCCGCTGGATTGCTGACCAGACACTCGGGCGCAACAAAATTGGAGATTGCGATATTTTGGTGACTGGTCATTATCATTCACTCAAGATGGCAGATTGGGGTGGAGTTAAGTGGCTCCAAGCCCCAGCATTAGACGGGGGAAGCGTATGGTGGAGTCAATCAACGGGGGAAACTGCGGATGTGGGAGTTCTGACATTTGTTGTGTCGGAACGGGGGATAACAGACCTCCAACTACTTCAATGAATGACCCTAGAGACATAGCCCTATATGCGGCGGAACTCGTCTCTGGAGACCGTCAGGAGGCTTATGGGCATCCTTTAGATAACTTCACTAGGGCGGCTCAAATCTGGAGCGCTATCCTCGGCATAGAGGTTACAGCGGAGCAGGTGAGCCTATGTATGGTGGGAGTCAAGATTGCCCGAGAAGCCCACATTACGAAGCCCGATACAGTCGTAGATGGCATCGGCTATTTTCTAACTTTGGCGATGATTCGGGAAGAACGCGCCCGTAGAGAGGCTTGATTATTTAACCCCAGTTTGTTATACTTATGTTGTCGAAAGGGGGCAACATGAGAGAGTTCAGAATCTCTGAAGTCAATATTGATAAGACTCTTGCCAGAGCGCAGAAGATTGCTCAGCGCGGTCAAAAGCAAGGATTATCTGGCGGTTTCAAAGTCAGCATCCAAGAACGCGTGGAAGAAATCAAGGGCGTTGAGTGCCAGTATCAAGTCTTAGTGATTGAAGGCGAACCACTTAAATATCAGGGCTGGGAATTCATTGGCGTTGCTGAGTTCGTTGAGGAGCAAATCATTCTTCACGGCTTCTCAGATGCAAACCCAATTCAGGTATCTGATGTCAAAAAGGGATATTGCGACCATTGCCAGAAGGTTCGTAACCGCGGCAAGGTCATCTTCGTCAAGAACGAAGAAGGAAAGTTGAGTCAGGTCGGCTCAAGTTGCGTTAAGGACTTCATCGGCTGGACTTTCTATGCGAGCGCTTTAGTTACAGAAGAAGATTTTGCAGAGGAGTTTGATGGCTGGTCAGGTGGCGGAATCTCCGCAATCAACACAGTCGGAGTTATCGCTCACGCTATCAAGGCGGTCAGCAAGGTTGGTTATGTAAAGTCCTCTGAGGGAGTCTCCACAAAAGATTTAGTATGGGGCGTTCTTAAGAACATTCACCAATACAACGAAATCTGGGCGAAGTACGAAATCGGTGAGGCTGGAGAGGCTGAGTACGAGAAGGCTCGCCAACTTATCGAGTGGGGCAAGAACTTTGAGGGTGACAGTTCATACGCCCAGAATGTTCGCTCCGTCTGCCAGTTAGAGTTCCAAAAGGATTCAACAGTTGGCATCGCTGTCAGCATCGTCAAGGCTGAATCAAATCAGCGTGAGAAGGCAGTCGTAGAAAAGGTCGAATTCAAGAAGGAGCAGTTCGCTGAGACAGGCTCCAAGATTGAGGTCGAAGTTACCGTGGCTGGCTCCAATACTTTTGAAACACAATACGGCTGGACAACATTGTTCACTTTCGTAAATGAGGGTGGATACCAGTTCAAGTGGTTCTCATCTAGCGGTGGCAATGTTGAAATTGGCGATAAGGTCAAAATCAAGGGAACAGTCAAAGGTTCAGATGAGTACAAGGATGTTTACTCAACAGTTCTTACTCGTTGCAAGTTCGTCTAAATCTTCGCCTGATACACTTTGACTAATGTGCGCTAGTCGCCCGAGTTAGTCGTCTTACCTCCGTGTCCGTGTGACCTTAGACGGTGTACTTGGGCTACCCATGCGCCGTCAAGGAGGAATAAATGGCTAAGTACCGCGTACTTCAGGGTATTGATTACCCACCAAACAAACGCGCCGAAATTGGCGATGTTGTAGAAGATTTGCCAGCCACAGCAATTAAGTGGCTACTTGAGTCTGGCGCTATTGAGGATTCCTCTAAGCCAGCAAATAAAGTTGAAGAACCTAAGCCAGAACCAATCATCGAACCTGTAGTTGAGGCTCCAGTTGAGGCTGAGGTAATTGAAGAAGAAGCCCCAGCAACCACAGATGAGGATGAATAATGCCTACATTTCGCCACGGTAAAAATGTTCGAGTTTTTGTAGATGAGTTTGATTTCTCATCTTATTTCAATGATGTAACTGCATCAACAACAGTTGAGACAGCCGAGACAAGTACCTTTGGCTCAAGCGCCAAAGAGTACATCTCTGGTCTAAAAGATGGAACCGTATCGCTTTCAGGTATGTTCGAAGGAACAGCAAGCGTTGGTACTGATAGTTTTTTTGCAACAGTTCTTGGCGGTACAACAAAGGAAAAAGTTATTGTTGCAACCGAAGGTCATTCTAACGGCGCTCGCGCCGTGATGCTTGAGTCCGATGCCACTTCATACGAGGTATCAGGAGCAATCGCAGATGTTGTTCAGGCAAGTGCCGAGTTCCAGTCAAATAATGGCGTAGACCATGGGGTTATTTTATCCTCTGGTTCAGCCGTTACTGCAACTGGAAACGGAACTGGCGTGGACAATGGCGCTTCATCAGCCAATGGTGGAGTTGCTTTTCTTTCCGTTCCGACTAATACTCGAAATGGAAATATCACCGTAAAAGTTCAGCAGTCAGCAGACAACTCAACTTTTACAGACTTGGTGACCTTCACCGCAATCACATCAACTCAAAAGACTTCTTACCGAGTTGAAGTTGCGGCTGGAACATCAGTAGCAAGATACCTGCGCGTGAACTACACGGTTGCAGGTTCCACAGGTAGCGCCACCCCAATCGTGGCTTTTTCAAGGAGATAATAAATGCCTACATTTCGTC